GACATTATTAATATTTATTTCTCTACCTCTACGATCAACTTCTCTTTGTGCCTCTCTTTCTTGACGAGCGAAGTCATTCATTTGATCACCGCGGCCAGCAAATACAGCATCTATACCACCAGATCTTGTACTTGAACTACCACTATTCATAACCGAATTAAATTTTCGAGTAAAAGCTTCTTTTGGACTTTCACCACCAGGTAATGCTGCTTTAATTGCTGCTACACTACCTAATCCAATACCTTTGACAAATCTTCCAAATACTTTAAATCTTTCAACAATACCATCAAAAATACTTTTTACACTATTTAAAACATTATCAATTGCATTTGGAATTGATTCAGTAAAGAAATTTTTAATTGCACTTCCTATATTTTGAACAAAATTAAACATGCCTGTAATCAAATTTCTTAAAACTTCTTTAAAATCAAAGTCAGCTATAGCTTCACCTATATCTGGACTAAATATACCAACTACAAATCCTACTGCACCTTTAATTAAATTGAGTAATGTACCAAATATTTGAGTAGGTAATTCAATAATAAAAGCTTTTATAGCTTCGAATGCTGATCCGGTTTCTTCAAATTTTTGTTGAAAGACTTTAAAGCTTTCTATAATGGCGTATATTCCTAAAGCAATAGCAGCTATAATTGCAACAGGTATAGCTATAGGTGCTAATAAAGAAGCAAGACCACTTTTTAATACACCAAATGCTTGACCTATTTTGACAATAGTTGCAACTATTTCAGCAAATTTAAATGCAGCAATTAAACCTATTACAAGTCCAAACTCTTTAAAGTTTTCTTTAAAAATTTCAAGTGCACCTGAAAAATCACCTTGAACAAGTTTAGTCACTAAATCAATTGCAGCAACAACAACATCAACAGCCTTTTGAATTAATTCTTTTAATTTTTTAGGATCAAAAACTGCAAGAGCAACACCAGTAAGACCAGCTAAGAATGTAGCATTGTCTTTAAATTTACTTGCTAAATTACCAATACCACCTTTAATTCCTTCTAAAAGTTTAAGTTGTTTTCCAGCTTGTTTTTCTGCTTCTCTTGATTTTTCTAGATCATCTGCACCACTAAGTATACTTTCTTGATTCTTTTCTTCTAACTTAATAAGTTTTTCGTCTCCATCAGCTTGTGCTATAGCTAATCTTTCTTGTGATTCTTTAAATTGTTGCTTTAGAGCTAATGCAGTTTTTTTACCTTCAGAATCTCCAAACTTAGTAGTTTTTATTAATTCATCTAATTTATCATTTCTTTCTTTATCAGTTTTTTTATCTTGAGCAATTTTATTTTGCTCTTTAATTTGAGCAGCTAATTGCGCAACACCTTGAGCATCTTTACCTCCAAAGCCAGATTGTAATTGTTTATCAGATAATTTTGATGGATCGAATTCCTTAGCCATAATTTATACCTATTTCTTTTTAGATCCCATTGCTTGTGTACCAAAGAATGCAGCTACAATACCAGCAACAGCTACAAAATATGTAGGAGCCATATCACCTAACGTTGCTTGTGCTTGATCTAAACCTGCGAGGGATGCAACTACTACAGCAAAAGGATATAATAATAATCCTGCTAATGCAAACCATGTCATATTACGTTGTGCATCACGCATTGCATCTGCATCTTCGAGTTCTTTACGTTTAAACTCTAAGTACATTGCTTCCTCTTCTGCACTTACTTCTCCATCACCATTTGTATCTGCTGGGTGAAATACTTGACCTTTTTCTTCTGACATTTTTATCTCCTCATTTTAGAATTTTCTTGCTTAATGCGTTCGTTTTCTTCTTTTATAAATTCATGTAACATCGAAATATATATTTCTCTTTCCCATGGTACCATATTATCCAACTCAGTTAGACTATAATTATGATGCTGCATCATCGCGAAATTAGTTCTATAATGATTATATAAACTATCGTGAGAGAGGCTTAGCCAAAAAAATTCTGGAGGCCTCTCAATTCAATTTCATTTTTATGACCACACTTACTACATTCAAAATTTAAATTATAATTAAGTGCTGGTACATTTTCAAAAAAATCTGTTAATTTACTAAACTGTTGACTATTTAATGAATCAATAAATTCCTTTAAACTTTTTCTACTTTCATCTTTAGCAGAATATACATTGTCTGCATCGTATATAGATTCAATACAATCTACTACTACTTCCATCATTCCTTCAACAGATTCCATTTTATCTGAATCATGTTTTTGGATATCGCCTATCGATGGATATTTTAATGTCATTCCAACATCATCTGTTAATTCTATTTTAGTTACAACCTTTTTTATTTCTGGAGGTTGAATATCATCAAAATTAATTTCTTGTAAATGTTCGTGTTCACACTCTTCACATTTAGCTTTTATTTCAGTTGTTTCACCAACTGATTTAGATCTTAATCTTAAAAATAATGTTTCAATATCAAACATTGCTAGTTTATTAAGATTAATATCATCATATAAACAATTATTAATTACGTCTTTTATTGCAGTTAATATTTGTTTTTGATCATTTGATTCTAATGCAACCATTAAAATCTTTTCTTCTTTCACTAAATAAGGTCTATATTCTACTTCTTTATTTAGCGATGGTATAATTGTTTTATACTTCGCAGCATTTAACACAGGTAAAGCCATAATATTCTCCTATAATATTATAATAATGATCTAATTGTTTCGAATGTTTTCACACCATTTGACACAGCACTTGGTAATAATCCTCTAAATGAATTTGGTATTGCTGATACTAATCCAGATATAGATGATTCTATAAAATTTTCTGGAACATATCTATCGTATGCAAATGTTACTGTAACTCTTTGTATTGTACCTTCAGATGTATTATTTAATTCAATTGCAGCAATGTTTATTGGATATGCATTGAGTAATTTTATACCGTATACATTTTTATCATTGTTATTTAATTGCTGTATAACTATATCTGTTTGATAATTTTTTTTATATCCTGCTACATAATTTTCTGTATCAATAATAGATGACATCCAACCTTCCATCATATCTTTCATATAAAAATCATTTGTTAATAAAAAAGTCATTGTAACGTCATCATCAATAAATCCATTAGGTATTTTAAGTGTTTCTTTTTCTGCAGCAAAATCTAATGTATTAAGATTTCGTCCAGGCATTTGAGTTGACTCACATAAAAAAGCAATATCTCGAGGATCGCTTATTAAACTTCTTGCATTAAAAGTATCATTTGCAACTCGACCAACTATGTCTATTGGATTTAAATTTAATAAACTTTGTGAAGGTGGAGTAAAAATTGTAATGAAACGATTAGCCTTTGCTAATCCACCTCTTTTACCAACAATCGATTTAAAACTATCAATAGACATATTTATTTACCTAAGTATTGTTTACGAGAATATCTCCAAACAGATTCTTTTTTAACTTTCTTAAATTGTTCAGTTGGTAAGAATATTGCAATTTCCCATTCACTCATTGGAACTCTTACTAATCTTCCTCTAATTTTATCTGTCAAATAATGTTTAAAGCAAGGTTTAAATTCTTTATATTTTTTTACATCTTTTAATAAATCATATCTCATTTTCATTAATCGAGTTGAGTTAGTGATTTTTTTCGGTGCAGTTTTCATAAGCTCATCTAAAAATCTTGCTCGCACAACTGGTGAAAGATAATGTAAATTTAATCCGTAGAAACCACCTTTTGCTGGTTCAACCATGATTGTTAATGGAAATCTATCATAGTATGGTAATTCCATTTTATACTTAGGATCGTAAAAATACATATACATTGATCCAGCAAGTTGCTTATTTGTAGGATCTAATGCATCGTCTTTTAAAAGTTTCTGAGGTCTAACATCACCTAACTCAGCAACCTTCTTACGGAACCAATTTTTGGAATCGTCAGTCCTTGCTTTAATTCCTGCACGTTGTGCATTTGCCTGCAATGTATCGAATAAGCTTGCCATACCTTTATTTATACTACTTCTTCTTGCCTTTCATAGAGCCACTTAATATTTTAATACCAAGACTCTTAAGAGTATCTTCAGTCCATACTTGAAACTTCCACCCTCGATCGTTAGCATACTCATTAGCTGCATTCCATTTGTCAGTATTTTTTATATAAGTAGTGACCTCATTAATATATTTTTTTGTTTGCCTTGCAGGTTTTTTTGGAGGTGATGTTTCTTTTTTTGGTTTTATTTCAACAAGTATGACTTCACCTGATTCCATCTTGATAAGTAAATCAACAAAATATCTATGATATTTTTTATCGACTTTATATTTGTATGGTACAACAATTTCTTCAGAATTCCAACCAACAACCTTTGGATTATTTTCACACCATTTAAAACATTGTCTTTCCCATAGAGAACGATAGGTAACCTTAGTTGGATTACCCATATACTTCTCTGGTTTTTTTATTTTGTATCTACCTGAATAAGCCATATAAATAAAGATATAGTTAAAACTTTATTCTATTTATAGGGTGCACCGCATGACAAAACTTTACGTATATCCAGAAAATTTAAGATCAAAGGTTGATCAATCTAAAGGTTATCAACATGTTGCTTTTGAATTTGTACAAAGAAATAATCCACAGCCTTCGAGTAAAGTTCATTTATATTTACCGCCTGGATTTTCAGTTCCAGATTCTGCAGCTTATGGTAGTTTAGATTTAGGAGTCCTTGGAAGTAGAGTTCAAAGTGAAGCTGAATTAACAGAAGGAGAAAAAGACGATCTTGCAGTATTCGGTTTAGGTAAATTCGCAGCTAATTTTGGAGCAGAAGCAGTTTTTACAAAAGAAAAAATAGATGAAGGAGTTGCATTAAATCCTAATACTGTTTTACAATTTGATAATGTTGCAGTAAGATCATTTAATTTTACATTTAAACTTGTTTCAGAATCAGCAGAGGAAGCTCGCGAGGCTTTAAACATTGAAAATTTATTTCGAAAAGCTTTATATCCTGAATTAAAAAGTAATAGAGGATTATTTTTAAATTATCCAGATACTTTTATAATTAAATTTTATCATGGAGATAAAGTAAATCAATTTATGCCTCAAATACAAGAATCATATTTACAAAATATGACTACTACATATAATGCCGGATCTAATATATATCATAATGATGGATCGCCTACAGAAGTTGATTTATCTTTGACATTTACTGAAACTAAAGCTTTAACTCGTGAAAAATTATTTCAAGCTTCACCTGAAAGTGCACCTGAAAGTAATACTGGTTTTGGCCAAGATTCAGTAATTAGAGAAGTAGCAAATGTATTTAATTCACTAAGACGTAGGTAGGAGATAATATGCCATTCTTTTCGCAATTTCCAAAAATTGAATATGACTTTAATCGTACTGGTACGATTCAGCAAATGGTAAATATATTTCGAAGTGTTCGAACTCAAGGACAGTTAGATAATGCTACTTTATATAAAAATTATACTGTAAAAAATGGTGCAAGGCCTGATATTGTTTCTCAAGAATTATATGGCACTCCTGATTTTTATTGGACATTTTTTATTATAAACGATTTTTTACATGATGGATTACAAACATGGCCCATGAGTGAAGCAGTACTCGAAAAATATATTGAAAAAAATTATTCTGGTGTTGCTATATGTTTTCAACCTATACTTGAAGCTGATGCTGACGGTATATCACAAGGAACTGCAAATTCAGTTGCAGGTATACTTGAATTAGGTGAACTTATTTATGGTAGTACATCCGGCGCTGTAGGAAGATTAGTTCGTAAAGATGCTGACTTAAATCAAATTGTATTACAAGACGTAGTCAATGGTACAGCAGGTATCGAACCAAAAACTGGAGCTAGTAATACAAATATAGTGGGTGGTGGTTTTAGAGGAACGAATAATGGTTCTGGAACATTTGATGGAAATCATAGAGAATATTTAAGTGCATCTGTCACAACACTTGATTCATCAACTCTTTTTAGTTTGCAAACTTTTGAAGTATATCCATATGCTGAAGCTCCATGTTATTATTATGAAGTAAACGACGCGTCTCGTAGACCTTTAACTTCCAATAAAGTCATTCCAACGTCTCCTGTATATAGTGATTTACAATGGGACGAATCATTACAATTTAATACTTCGTACACTGGAAATGATGATTTAACAAGTGGAAGAATTATTACGAATTCTTCTGCATTAGCGCCATTAATTCCTGTAGGAGGATATAAACAAGAATATCAACAATATGGTGATTCTCCGGTTGATCCTGATAGTGGCGAAGTTACAACTTTTTCAGCAAATGCATTTACTTATATTTCAAATAGACAAAAAATACGTGAAAAGAATGAAGAAAGATCTCAAATAAAAGTAATTGATCCAAATTATATTAATCAGTTTATAACCGAGTTCGAGGAACTGATTAATGCCTAGTACTGGAAAAACTGATAGTCAACAGTTTACTGTATTACCAAGTGGATATGACATCATTAGTGTTGTTGTAACTTTAAATAATGGAAATACGATAGAAATACAGCCTCTTGTTGCATCTATAGAAGTTGTTGAGAATATATTTTCTCCTTCAATAAAAGTTATTTTTCGTATAGTTGATGGTTTTGGTTTACTAACCGACGGCCATATAATAGGCGGTGAGAAAATAGATTTTCAAATTGGAAGAGCTGCAATTGATACAAAAGAAGCTGAAGTTTTTGTTAAATCAGCTTTTATTGCAGAAATACATGATCATACTACACCTAAAGTAGGTTTGCAATCTTATACATTTACATGTTTAAGTGAACATGCTTTTATTAATAATTCTAAAACAGTTAATAATGCATTTGATGGAAATATTGCAAATTTAGTTAGTTCAATATGTTTAAATGAATTAAATGAATCAATAACAACAGATGATAAAGCATCAGATTTATTAACTGGAATATATCCTAATTTAAAACCTTATGATGCAATTACTTGGTTACTTAGAAATTCTACTGATGAAGGTACACCTTACTTTTTTTATGAAACTTTAAAAGATGGATTACAATTTAATTCTTATAAACAATTAGTTGATAAAGACATATATAGAGAATATAATAATAGTCCATTTTATCAATTCGAAGTAGGTAGTGCTGAACATTATAAAGAAGCAAAAACTAAAATTATAAAAATGTCTTCTGATTTAAATACATCGTTATATAAATTAATTGGAAAAGGAGCTTATGCTTCATCGGTACAAACTTTAGATATTGCAACAAAAAAATATACAGTAACTGATAATGCGTATAAAGATTCTTTCGAAAAATTAAATAAAAACGGAAAATATTTTTCTGATAAAACAAAATTTAATGAAAATGAATTAGTAAATAATTTTAAAGCAAGACAATTTTTTATTTCGAAAAATTCAAAAAGTTTTTCTACAAAAAATAATTATCATAATGTTATATCTAATTCTATATCTGATAAAACAAGTCAATATTCTGCTTTAGGTTTCATGGGATTAGATATATTTTTATATGGCGATTTTAATTTATCAGTTGGAAAAAAAATTAATTTAAAAATTACAAAAAGTACTGATGAAAAAATACAAGAATCAAATAGAAAAACTGGTATGCTTGATAATTTATTATCTGGAAATTATATTGTCACATCATTAGCTCATGTATTTGATGGAACAGAATATAAATGTGATGTAGGTATACAAAAAGATAGCTTAATATTTGATTTAGATTCTGAAATAAGAATTGGTAAAAAAGGAAATGAAAAACAAGGGTTATTAAGATAATGAATAGAAATAGTGATGCATTTAAAGGTGGTGATTTTTGTTGGTTTACAGGAGTTGTAGAAGATATAAATGATCCTGATAAATTAGGTCGTGTTCGTGTAAGATGTTTTGGTTATCACGACGAAAGTTTAACAGAAATACCAACTAATTCATTACCCTTTGCAACTGTAATGGGTCCGACTAATTCTGCACATATATCTGGCATAGGAACAACAACTCATGGTTTAGTGAATGGTACGTGGGTGGTAGGATTTTTTAGAGATGGACCTAGCGCACAAGACCCGATTATCATGGGAACGATTGCATCTACATATGAAGAAAAACCATCGACAGATTTAGGTTTTTCTGATTCTTCTGGTTTATTTCCGAAATTTCAAGGTGATGAAAAGGTTTACGTAGATACTAACCTGTTAGCACGCGGTACGAATACCATTACACGAGAACTTGATACTGTAACAAATGAACCCGCTACAAAATATGCTGCTGTATATCCAAATAATAAAGTGACACAAACAACGTCAGGTCATATTATTGAAATAGATGATACGCCTGGCGCAGAAAGAATTAATGTACGACATATGTCTGGTACATTTGTAGAAATACATCCGAATGGTGACGTTGTTCAAAGTAATGGAAATAAATATCAAATAACAACTGGAGAAGATAACGTACACATAACCGGTGTTTCCAATGTAACCATAGATGGTAATGCTAACCTTACTGTGAAAGGTAATTATAATGTTACATCATCAAAGGATATAAATTTATCAGCAAGTGGTAATGTTAATGTAACAAGTGGTGGAAACATTAATCTAAATTAGGAGAGTATATGCCAGGTATAGTACGACAAGGTGATTCACATGTAGGACATTCTAGTCCTACGCCTAGTGGTTTTCATAGAACCACTTATGTTGGTGGTTCACCAAATGTTTTTGTTAATGGAAAAGCTGTAATACGTATAACTGATACTACTGCTTGTGGAGATCCAGCTGTTGAAGGATCAAAGAAAGTTTTTGTAAATAAAATTGGAGTACATCGTTTAGGTGATGATACTGGAGGACATGGTAGCTTTACAGCTAATAGCTCAAGTTCATCATCAACAAATGTTTTAGCTGATGGTGGTAATACAATAGCACAAAGTGTTGCAACACCAGATCAAGCATTTGGCGAAAGAAATGTAAAGAATGAAGAAGGTGTTCTTATTTCATCGTGTAACAATTATGATTTTAATAATGATGTATGTTTAGATACATAGAGGAATAAAAAATGACACACGAATTTAGAATTTTTAATCAATTACCAAAAATATCTTTTGAAAAATGTTTTAATGAATGTTCAGAACATATACTTGGCGGTAATGCTACTTATCCTGCAAAAGACACAACTTCTTTTGATAAATTATTAACTATTAGAGATGCCATGGAAAAAAAATTAAAATATGATCAAACAATAGGATTTGCTTCGGTTGAAAATAAAAACCATGTACGTTATATAATGATTGGCTCAAAAGAAACGTGGAAAAATAAAGACGATACTTTTTATAATGAATTTGTGGTTTTTGGTAAAGATAGTAATGATTCACGTTCTTACATATATGATATTCAAAACGAATATGCGTTGTTAGGACAATTTTTAAAAGAACAAGGATTTAAATGGCATTT